AGCGGTCGTGCCTGTGCATAGAGCCAGCACCTTGTCAGCGTCGGCCTGCTTGGGGAATGCGTACTTGCGAAAGGTAGCCATCGTTAGAGGGTTGTCAGCGATTGGAGTTCTGCGTTGGTTAAACGAGTGGTGTAGAGGGCAGCAGCACGGATGCGGTCGTTTAGATGAATTGTAAAGTTTGTCCCCGTTTCGCTTCTTGTACCCAAGACTACGCTATTGCAGGCGGGTATAGATGATGCCGTTTGTGTGCTTAAAATGCTACCATTAACCGCAAGAACCGTTCCACTTGTAGCCGTGTTGTAACCCAATGCGATTTTGTAAATTCCAGCCGTTATTGTACCTACATCAACATTTAAAATTACAGTACTTGCAGCACGAATTGTAAAACGCCATTGGTTCCCAAGCGACTTTTGTATTTGTATTGAATTGGTTATCCAGTTATCAGTTTGAAGCGTAACAATAGCCCCATTGTACCCAAGGTTCCTAAAATCCAACTCCGCATACAACGTCCCCTCGGTCTGCCCGATACAACCGCTGACTGCGCCTGATACGGACACCACGTCTGCGTTGCGGGTTACCGCTGCGGCAGTTGTGGGGATGAACGATGTCGGTATTGCACCGAGTTCGATTTGTGGGGCAGCGAAGGCGATGCCAAGACCGACTGCTGGGTTTGTGTTAGCCGTAGTTGATACCGTTGGCCCAATAAAAAGATTACTAAATGTTACCCCCGATGTCATTGTAAAGGTTTCGGAGCAGCGATACACATCGGTTCCAAATTGTTCTACCCTTCTTATGCGATTGGTTACAAAAGCATTAGTAAAAATTTGACCGCTACTAAAAGAACCGCTTACATTAAAACCAGCAGCAAGGTCAAGCCCACCGATGACCGCATAATAGGCACCAATCGTGTGAGTTCCCGTTTTCTTCATTAAGAAGGAAATCGTGTAGGTGCTGCCACTTGCGAGAGCCACATTATTGCTAGGCCTTCGCAAAGCCCCAGCGTTTGCAGCCATACCCGAACCACTTGCTGCAACGGTCAAATTGTTGCCGCTAACGCCAATAACGTCAACATAACCGCTTGTCAGGTTTGCACCCAAAAGCCAATTTGTTGCGGTGTCCTGCGAGTTAAGGATTCCGTTGGCAGCACTCGGCTCCACAAGCAACGCAGGGCAGCCAACAACGCCACCACTTGCGAAGTAGTCCAACCTCGGAATCCCCGAAGCCACTACCTCTATATTCCCGTTTGCATTCACACGGGTCGCAGTCGTCGCACGGGTAACATTGAAGTCGCCCGATGCACCCAATACCAAACCGCCCGAAGTCGTTGCAACAGGGGTGTAGAGTTTGCCTGTCTTAAATCGTGCAGGGACTAAAATCAGCGATGGTGTTGGCATATTAGAAATTGAAGATTGCAGCGAATCGGACGAACAGGCAACCATTCACGGCAGCCTCGGCAGCGGTTGCTCCGTCAGCCGTAGCCCTTGCATTAAAAGCACCCCAAACACCGGCAGCAAGTCCACCGATGAGCATATTGGTCGGGTAGCCGTAGCCGTAACCTATCAGCATTACAGGAATGTGTAACCGATGACGGAACCTGCGCTTGGAGTTACCGCAGTAATCTTGCCTCCGTTGCGACCGCTGATAACGATGCCAGCGGAAACGGATTTGCCCGATAAGTTGTAAGGAGTCAGGAGGTTTTCGCCACCAGTTCCCGTTAAGACCGTGAAAGTAGCAGCAGCATTGACGACTACGAAGTCGTAAACTTTACCGCTTACGGCTCCGTCAACGAACTCCATCGTACCGCCCTGACCGAGCATTTGTTGCAATATGGGTGTAGGCATTTTTTAGCGTTTAATTGTAAATGTCTTTTAGGTTGGAATTTCACAAACTGAATGGCCGTAAGGGATTTCAAAAGTCATCGTCGCCTGCCACCCAGCCGTGCGGTCATCCCGGCTCTCCACGAACCTCGTAAGCGATACGCTGGACGAAAGGGTCCAGTCCTCGTTCGGGTCGTTTGTGAGCGACGATATGAAGTCCTGTGCGATTTGTAACTGGTCGCTTAGGACCTCGTCCTCGTTATCCTGCCAACCCAGCGTAGGGCTGCCTGAAACCACTCCGCCCATCGGCTTAATGGATTCAACACGGTCAGAAAAGTAAACCCCAACCACCAAGTCCAAAGTACCAGCGTCAGTATTTGCAGACTGCACGTCCGCAAAAACGAGCGGATAGACGATGCGCTCACGGCTTGGGGTTCGCAGATTTATCGTGTTGTCCGTGCCGATTGCAAGCGGGTCGCCCGTCCCGAAGGAGTTTACTTGCGGATGGTTGTTGGCAAGGTCCAGCAGGGCTTGCTTGATTTTTATCCAAGACATAGTTTTGCAGTTTCAGTATGTTCTTCTTGTGTGCGCCCATCGTTAGCAGTCATTACACGCCCCGAATTGACCGTAGGGATAGGGGTAGTCCAAATTGCTGATTCCCATCCTCCTGTTGCGGTCCAAGACCATCCCGGTGCGGTAGTTGGTGGCGTTCGGGTATATCGTATCCAAAGCAGAAGGAGGCGAGTTCCAGAGCGGATAAGAATTGCGGTTCTCCATGAGGTAACGGGTAATCCGTTCGGAATACCACTCGGCATCGTTCTTGACCTTATCCGTCAGCCGGGTAATCTCTTCCATGCTCATTTGGGAGGATTCCTCGCTCGTTCTACGAACCATCCCCTTGTTCATGTACTTGAACGCTAAGACCATCGGCAACTCGTAGTAGAGCCATTGAATCATAGCAGGCTGGATGTAGTCCTCCAAGAGCGTTTGGTTGAGTGCAGACGTTGAACCGCTGACGACCTGCGTAACCAGTTCCCCATACAACGGAGAGCCAACGATGGGCTGAATCCGCATCTCTTGGACCTTGATGACCGTAGGCCGTATCTGCGTGTAACTGACGTTCTCGTTGATGATGCTATTGTCGAGTAGCGTTTCTTCGCTTATAAAGAGTGCCTTCATGCCTTGCTGATTTTATTGCCTTTACGGATGACCAACTGCTGCTCCCATACATGGCGACATTGGGGGCGATTCACTCCGCTCGGTGTGTGATACCAACCGCCCCTCCTGTTCCAAACCGAGTAGCCCATTATCGCAGAAATCCCGTCGATGTCCTCCCTCGTGTAAACCTTGCCCTGCCCGGCCAAGTCAAGCATAACCTTGCAGAACTCACGGCTGGAGCCTTTGTCCTTGTTGCTGAAACCTGTCGCCCATGCGTATTTGTAGCGGACCTCAAGTACAGGCTCGGCAACTTCCTTCACGTTCTTGGGCAGGTTCTGCTCGGCTATCTTGTCCACGGCTCTGCTGATTGGGTAGCGGTCCTTGGTTATCAAGTAGGCGACTCGCTTGGCAACCTTGGCTTTGCTGACCCCAAATTCCTTTGCCATTTCTTCAACGCTTGCGTCCCGGTTCTTCTTGCGATACGCCTCAATCTTCTTGTCCAGTTCCTTTTCTTCCTCGCCCAGTTCGGCAAAGGCTAAACGGATGTTTTCTTCGATGTTGGCATCGAACCGCATCGGCTTGGAGTGCATCACATGGTAATCGTCTGCATGGCATCCGAACTTGCTTGCAACCACTTCCAAGACCTTAAATTCTTCTTCGCCCCATCCGTAGTCCTCGTCGTCTTCTTCGCCCCAAGTCGGTTCGCTGAACTCTTGGGCCTGCACTCCCAGCATCGTGTCAATCTCTTGGGCTGATAGACCGAAGCCGGCTGACAACATGGTACGAGCCATTTCCAGCGTGATTTTCTCCTGCATATACTGACGCACGATACGCATCAGGTTTTGGTACTCACGGCCCGATAACTTCTTGATGTTGTCGTTGCTCTGCAATGCTTCCACGGCTTGCGGTTGCTCATCGGGTTGGGGATTAGGTCCAACCACGTCGGCAGGCTTTTCCAAAGGTTGCAGACCTGCCTTTTCCCGAAGTTCGTTTTGGGTCATTATCTGCAACAGGGCTTGCTCGCTTAGTCGCTCCGTGATAGGCTCCACGGGGATAAGTTCCATGCCTTCCACGCCATTAAAGGATCCCAAATAATTGATCATCCGCTCCACTTTGCGGACCCGGTCGTTGACGTAGGTGGCCTTGAACAACTCGTAAGCCTCGACCAATTCGTTGCGTCCACCCAATTGGCCCTCGGTCTTGACTCCGAATAGCATGGGGTTGGTTACACGGTGGGCAATGAATATCTCTTGCTGGATTGATTTGTTTAATACCTCGAACTGCTTATCCATATCGGACGGAGTGAGCGGTTCAAGTGTCGGGGCATTCGCTGCTTCATCGTTGAAGGTTACCACAAAGCGACCAGCGTTGTCCGTACCGCTGAACTTGCGTTTGATTTGACGCTCGATGTCGCCCTGTTCTTCGGGTGTCGGGATGCCGTTGTTGAAATTAATCAAGTATCCCCCCCAAAAGTTATTCCGGAGATTGTTGTTGTGGAAGTTCGCCACCTGTACGTCTGCCTCAATCCAAGCGTTCCCCCCGATGTATTCCGGAAGCGGGTAGTGCTTCACGCCTGCTGCATAGACCCGATAGTAGAACAACTGCTTTCCGAGGCGATTCTCCGGGTCGAATGCAGGAATCTTCTCGATGTCCCCGACCTTGGGGAACAACTGCATCATGTCGTCGTTGTACCAGTCAGCGACTTGGAACATCTTCTCCTCCTTGTCCACCCGAATCTTCTCAAACGGGACGTGCTCCATCTTGGCGATGGTCCCAAGTTTGGACCAAGTAACCGCAACCGCAAACCCGTTGAATAGCTCCAAGTCCAAGACCAGTTTCTCCGTGATGTCGTTCAAGTCCTCGGTGCTTGACATTCCATCGAAGAACTTGATGAATCGGGCCTGCTGCTCTACGGTCAAGTCATCCCCTGCCTGCCATCCACCGCCCATGATGTAGTTGACCTTGCCGTTGACGATAGCGTTGTGCTTGGACGACCTGCGATAGTTGTCCAGCAGGTAGTAGGGATATTCGTTCGCAAAGCCGTAGGTGATGTATTTGCCGGACCTGTTCTCCAGCATCACGGGGACCTTATGCTCTATCCCAAGCCATTGGGTGAAGTGCTGCGTTGACTTACTCATAGGGTATGAACTGTGAATGAAAGGGCTGAAATTGCGATACTTGCACCGCTATTGATTGCGTTGACGTAGATGGTGAACTCATCGTTGACCGCACCCGTAACGTAAGCCTCCGTATAAATCGCATGGCCGTTCGTGTGGCTCGTTGTGATGTCAGTCATTGACTGGTCAATCGTTGTACCGTTCTTGGCGATGTAAACCTTGATTTGGTTGTTGTTGCCCTGTGCCAAGACCATGGACGCAGCGATGCGAAGGGT